TATGCAAATTGACAAGCTTTCTGAATTTTATGTTGGTCTCATGAACCAATATGAACATATTAAAGATACTCATCCCGAATATCTTTAAAAAATAAAAATAAATCTCTAACCGTTTACAAAACCAACCGTTTTTACTATATTTGTGATAAAGGAATTATATGAAGGCTATTAGTTGTGGTGTAATTATTATTGATAAAGCATCTCGTAAGCTTTTGGCATGTCATCCTTCTTGTCACTCATATAGAGACGGTAATTGGGATATTCCAAAAGGACATGTAGAAGGTAACGAGACTCATGTGGAAACAGCTTTACGTGAATTAAAAGAAGAAGCTAATATTGTACTTACCGAATCTGATCTTTATGACTGCGGTATGTTCTTGTATACCAAGTATAAAGATTTACATCTTTATGTCGCAGAAACTGACATCAATCTTAAAGATTTAAGCTGTTCTACTACTTTCAATTTCGAAGGAAGAACTCCTTTGGAAGTAGATGATTACAAATTGATTGATGACACCGCTACCCAAACATATTATAGAAGTTTGGGACCGCTCGTAGCTGATTGCATTAAACGCTACAAAGAGCGTGACATAAATAAGGTATGAATTTAGAGACGTTTAAACAAGTTGAGGAAAAAGCAAAAACAGATTTATCTATGCCTGATACTTTGGAGGCAATTATTAAAAAGAATAATATTTTGCCTGCCGTTATTCAAGAATGGATTAAATTGTATCAAGACCAGAAATATGTCTGTGCAAGCTTAAATGTAGAATTGTTGGAATTATACGGTGATTTGACAAAGTGTTTCAAAAGACCTAGAAATACAGTGGAATTACAAAAGAAATACAATATCTCAATCAATGAATTTTGGGAAACAGCAAAAGAAATTGATTCGCAGATTAATTGTTGTACTCCTTATGTAGCAAAACTAAAACAGGTTAACCAACAGAAATACTTTTTGGAATTCATCGAAAACACACTGAATAACATAAAGAATTTATCTTTCGCTATCAAGAATTACCTTGATTACAAGAAACTCATGATGGCGACATCGTAAAAATTTTCGTTATAAATATAACGAAAATGAGTTTAACAAGAGTTTAATTGGTTAGTTTCGCCAATTAAAACATAAATACACAAATGTGATTTATGTCTTAACAATGAAACGAAAAGAGACACGTAAGGTCTCGAAAGGATAGAATACTATGAATAATATTTTTGAAAATCTTCTCAAGGAACTCAATGCATTCGATGCATCTTTTAATGACACTGCTGAAAAGGTCAATGTCCCGCTCAACATCATTCACGAAGAAGATGGTTCGAGCACTATCGAAGTTGCAGTCGTTGGTAAGACCCGTGAAGACATCAAACTCAAGGGCACCATTGAAGACGGTAAGGCATATCTTACTATCGAAACTGTTGAGAAGGAAGTCACAGACGCTGAAAAGGATGCTGAAGCAAAGCGTGTTTACACAGTTCGTAAGATCAAGGGTAGCGACAAGCTCTCTATCAAGATCTTCGTTCCTGCTAACCTCAGCATGAAGGAACTCACCGCTAAGGTTGAAAATGGTCTTTTGACCATCAACATCCCGGTTTGTCCTGAAGCCCGTCCGGTTGAATTTAATGTTGGCTAATAACCGATTTTAAATCAAAAATATAAAGGTAAGTCTTAATTGACTTACCTTTTTTATTTTAAACATTTTCTTGTGCTGTATAGAAGAACTCTTCTTCTGTTGCATACGTTATCGCATCAGCAGAATCTAACATATCTTCGTATTTCTTTAGTCGCTCTTCTGTTAAGAATGCGTCAGGTTCTATATTCTTCAAAACCATTTTTGCTTCTCTGAACGAACCGGTCTGAACAAGCGAAATAACTGTCAATAATTTCTGCGCAATTTCAAGTGGAGTTACTGTTTCAAAATCAGTAAAGATACATTCTTCACGGAACAACGAAATGAATTCGTTACCGACTGTGATATTGTAATCTACTTCACCAGCTACACCGTCGATATTCGAGATACGTGATGAGTTTGAATTAAACTCTGTCTCAAAACGAACTTTATCAACTGGTCTGCCCATAAAGTCAAGTGCTTCATGTTCTTCAAATTTTTCAAGGATCGCTGGGGCTTCCTTTGTCCAGAAGTCTTTATTATTGTAGACGCATTCATCATCTACATAAACAATGCGAGAAAGGTATTTCATATCAATATCTCCTGCTATAATAAAATCTTGTAAATTACGGTTATCTTTTTTAATTCTATCTTTTAATAGCATTAAACTAGAAGAAATATATTTCATTATGTTAGTTTCTTTTTCGATAGCATAAAACTGTGTCATCCTAAACCTCTTTTCCATTTATTTTTAGATAATACTTGCTATTCTTTACCGTAGCTGTAACTAAGTTATAAGTACCATCGTTTACATCAGAGAATAGATCCGATTTTGAACCTACGTGTGTTAACAAATTTGACAATGGAGTTTCATCAAGATAATTTGTATAATTGTTTTGTTTAATTTGTGTCCAACCACTTCCAGTATACGCAAAACAAGCTGTCTGATATCCAATCTCTTGACCAATACTACCTGACAAGTAATAAATTTCACCAGTTGATGGATTTGCTGGTAAGCTCGTCAAAGGTGAACTTGCATCAGTTACTTTTGAAGTATATCCTGATTTAAGTTTCATTATATAGCCGATACGGTTGTTATACCAAAATGTCGTTGCGCCTCCTACCATCGCGGAGGCACCATTATTCTGTAAAGCCACAAGAATTGCAGCAGTTTTTTGTGATTCATCATTATATGCAGATATGTCAACTAATATAGATGTCTTCCATGTACCTGTTACTTTAGCATAAATGTCGCCTTTAGTCATTCCGCCATAATCGTTAATGTACCACCAAAACTGACTATCGATATCCATGTCAATAATAGTCATTAGATCATCATTAGTTATATTATGGTGATTATTTGCATCACCTACGCTGCCTCTGTATGCATAAGTAGTTCCTGTTGCAGTTCTTTGGTAAACATGTCCACCGTTCAGTGTAGTAGATGAACCGACCCACGTAAACCAGTCATATTGAGAATATCCAAGTGCTGCATCAAGAGAAGTTAACAAACCTTTATACTGCGTTGTTTTGTAAGTAGATGCGGTTGGACTTACATCTATTATTGTTGTTTGCGAAGCAGTTTCCTCATTTTCATATTCTTTATAATTTCCACTTTCGTTCATAAAATATGCAGGATAAAACTGTGCGTATCCATTTGAATACACAACATAATACTTTTGTCCAGCATATAATGTTGTTGATGAAATGGTTGTGTCATGTTTTGAACCACTTAACCCATATATTTCTTGTCCAGTAGTTATAGTATCGCCATCTACGGCTGCTACACAAAGTCCACTTTCATGAAAAATCTTAATATGTGGATTTCCAGAATTATTTTGACTTGAGAAAATACTAATGTCAGTCACAGCGATGTCAGATTCAGGCACATATTCAATAGCAACATTTTGAGAACCTGCAAGTAGAGTACCGATATAGATATGTTCTGGTACTGATATAGAACCTTTACCTGGAAAATAACCACCCGCTTTAGATGTAATTTGTGCTAAATCTACACGATAATCACCACGAGGCTTCTGTGATAAGTCAATAATGTTAGTGTCCACAGTATATGGTCTAACTCTTTCACCTGTTCCATCATATATCCAAGTAGTAATTTGTGATAAACTACTTGTAACATTTTCACCATCCTTCGTAACAGTAACTATCCATGCAGTTTTATCTTGAGATAATGTGATCGTAGCAGTACAAGTATCATCATAAGGAACATACCCCTCTTTTTCCCAAATGAGGGTAGTTCCGAAATATATCTTGGCAACTGGAATGTTGCCGAAATACATTTCAGGAATATGTTTACTACCAAATAAAAACTTATCTAACATTCACTAACTCTCTAATATAATATGTAAGATACCATCATCTGTCAGTCCATCAGTAGTCGTAGCAGTAACAGCAGGAATTAAGTATGCCACTGGTTGATGTGGAGCGTCGCCTATACTAAATCGTTTATCTAACGTTCCTGTTGGTGATATGTTTAATTGTGTATTATTACTATTTACACCTGCTATTTTAAATGACATACCGCCAGCACCATTTATGCCAATAGTTCCAGTACTTGTTGCTTGATCACCTCTTTTTACTTCTAATGCATAAAAATCACTTACACTTACAGTAGTTTTGCCTGATACAGTTCCACCAGATAATGGTAAGAAACTATTATTTACATAATCTTTAGTAGCAATAACATCTGTTTTTACACCTAATTTTGTACTTACAGATTTACCATCACCTGATAATGTTGTAGTGTCTATATTAGCTGTTGCTACGAATGTTCCATTAGCTTCTGATTTAGAATAAGATTGGTCTTGGAAATCACACCAACCACTTACATTACCAGCATTATCTGTTCGTAATACTAAATACTTATTTACTAATGAAGAATCTGGTTTGGTAACATACTTTGCAAATTCAGTAGATAACTCACTTGCACCACTTGTTTCTGTCTTCTTATAGTAATATGTTAAATCGTTAACATTTTTCGTTATAAATCCTTGCTGACCAACCCAAGTCTGTGTAGCCATTCCAACAATATCTGATGCAGAAGCATAATTTCCTTTTGGCTGATATGTAGTAGAAGCATCACTTGTTGTCAAGTAATTAGTCATATCAGATTTAGTTTGATATGTTTGAGCAGCAGCAGTTGAATCAAGTTTTGTACTCAAAGCATTGGCGATTTCAGTTGCGCCACTTGTTTCTGTCTTTTTATAATAATTTCCGCTATCTGTTAATTGAGCAACTGTTGTAGGAACATCAGATTTCAAAGCATAAGTATCAGGAACTGATGTCAAATAATGTTGATTTCCAACCCAAGTTTTTGCTTCACTTAAAGCATTAGCACTTGCGCTATCTACATAAGATTTCATGGCATAGTCTGCACTTACACTGATGGTATAGTCAGTAGTTCCGGCCTGATGTGAAACTTGAATGCCTGTTCCGCCAATAAGATCAACAGTAGCACCCTGACCATCTATACCATTAAAGACTTGGAAAGTCTGTCCAGCTTGATGTTCAGCATCAGTAATTTTTACATTCCAACCACCCTGCGGATATTGTGAATCCTGAATTGGTGTTAATTCAACAGTCGGTGAGAAACCGTCAGAACCGTTGGCACCAGAAGCACCGCTCATAACATCGATAGATTCTGTTTTAGTAGTTCCACCATCATCATAGGTAAATGTAACTTTATTACCGCCTGTGATAGTTTCAGTAGAAACAGTCGGAGAAATACCATTAATACCATTAGCACCAGAAGCACCACTCATAACATCTATATAAGTAGAACTTCCCTCACCATAAGTAAATGTGACTCTATTACCACCGTCTATTGTAGCAGTAGTAACTGTTGGAGAAATACCATCTTTACCATTATTACCAGAAAGACCTTGTGGACCAACAGCACCAGATGCTACTACTCCAAGATCTGTCCAACCAGTATCTCCAGAGTATCTCCATTCCCAATGAGCATTTTCAGAATTAATCTGGAATTCTGGATTTTTACCCGGATTACCCGAAACACCTTGTGGACCAGCAGGACCTTGTGCACCAGAAATATAAGCTTCATCTGGTGTCGTAGCAGAAGATGCGAGTGTCCAGCGAACATAGCCATCACTTCCAACATTAGGTTTCCACATTAAGTCACTTTTTACAATTGTGCCACCACCTCCACCAGCAAGAGGATAACCGCTAATAGCAGAAACACGTCCTGCTTCATCATATTCAAAGACGTTTGGTGTTATACTTGGATTTTGAATTATCAAATCTGCCATGAATTATTCCTCTGTATCGTCTGCTTCAATTAAAGACTTAAGTAACCAATTTTTAATATTTATAAGCTTTTTGCTATGTGACACATCAAGCTGCTGAACCATTAAACTAGCAGTATAAAAATATCCGCTTCTAATTAAAGAAAGAATACTTGGAACTACGTTAATAATTGGAAGCATATCTGATTGTGTAACTTCTAACAATTTTTCATGCAAATCTCTATCCAGATATGGTGCAATTTTGTAATTCCAATCAAGACCAGACAACTGAACTGCAGCATTATATATGTCTGCATTTTCAGTTGTAAATCCAGCTTCACCTGAGCCAATTACTTTTTTATTATAACTTAAAAACATATTTTAAATCCTTATTCATTTCTAAATGCGACATATGGTTTGTTACTTGCACCACCAGTTTGACCTAATGCATCAACTAATGCGCCATCAAGTCCACGTGGATCAGTTCCTTGTGGTTTATTAGTATTATGATAAGCAATATCATAACTACCAATATCAGAAGTCAATTCATTCTTAAATCCTAATATACTTGTTTGCTGGTTATAATTTAAAAGCATAACATAATATAATTTTTCAGGATGAATTGTGTTAGTAGTAACACAATTTGCATGACAATGTAATGTATGACTTCCCTTTTTTGCTTCACCGCTTGGATTACTTGGATCAGCAGGAGGAATTACATAGTCTTCACTCCACCACATCAACTTTAATTTATAATCGCTTTCATTTAATTCATAAATTGCTACCTGAAGTGTTGATGCATTAGCTGTAGCATTAGAAATCATTATTCTAGCAGTAGTATGCGGGTTCATTTCAAATTCAATCATTGGTCTAGTAAGATATGCCCATGTTTCATTAATACCAAGTTGCTGAGTATTATTAATTAAACCAATAGGTATTGCTTCAACAATACGACC